CTGTTGGAACTGCTAATGTTATTGGAAGTGTCATACTTGCTGGTAATACAAAATCACCTGGTGTTCCTGCTACAGGAAATACTGAAGCTGGAGCAGTAGCTAAACTAGAAACGGTTACAGCACAAGCTTTAGTGCCAGCATTTAAAAATGTAGCAAAAGTAACTTGATCGTTAGTTGTATCGTCAATAGTGATTGAGGTTGAAGATGTAGCTGTAACAGCGATGACAGCGGTTTTTCCTGCTGGTCTTAAAACTGTGGTATTAGCCATGATTGTTTCCTTGAATTAGTTAAATTATAAACTTTAATAGAAAAAAAGCCATTAGAAATTTAATGGCTTAATCTCTTATATTACATCTACTAGCTTTGTTGAGTTAAATCAAAACCATAAACATATACATCAAATGTTGCAGCTGCGCCTTGCACAGTTCCCATGTCAACGTATAAAGTTTGAGCTGTTTGCACAGCTGTAGTAGCTACAGTTCTTTCAGAAACAACAGTAGAGCTAGTTAAAGCTGAAAGTGCTGCATTAGAAACAATAGCTGTTCCACCTGCTGCTGGAGCAGTAAACACACCTGCGGCAGCTGTAGTTAAACTAATTGAAGCGTTTGTAAAAATAACAAACTTAACAGAGTAAGCTGTTGAGTTGATGATTGGTAATACTGCATCAGTTGTAGTATTAGCATTAACACCTTGATACACAGCTAACAAACGTAGTGCTTGGTTCGTTCCGACTAACTGCGGATGTGCGCTGGAGGTTACTGCTGGGCCTGGATTTGCCATAATAAATTTTCCTTTTCTGTTTGATTAATAGAGAGGGCTTTTACACCCTCTCACCGTTACATTATTTAAGCTGCTACTCGGCAAGCTAACTCAGGGTAGAGTGGCGCCCAACCGTATAAAACATCTAAACGTGTAGGAATTGAGTCATTGTTAATTGTGTATTGACGAACAACACGCATTGAAAGACCAATTTCTTTGTCAGATGCACGACCAGCGAAGTGAACACCGTCAGGTAGCTCAAGATCAGCTACTGCTAGTGTGAACGCATTTTTGTGCATAATGATGTTTTGTGGTGATGTGATACCTGTGTTGTTAAATGGTGTAACTGTTTGTGAACCTGAAGAAGTTACAACTACGTTTTGGAATTGACCTGCTGTAATAACAGCTGGTGAAACGTTTACTGTAGCTGTGCCGCTTGAAGTAATGGTTACAGGTGCATTAACAACAAAGTTACGCAATTTACCATAAGATTGACGATTTTGTGGGTTAGCACCAAATACGCCAGCAATAGTAATTACATCGCCTTGGTTTAATGAAGCATTAGCTGTAGCTGCACCAATAGTGATGTTAGAGCTTGAAGCCCAACCACTTGTTAGGAAGCCTGTAGCTGTTGTAACGTTACATGAAAGAACAGAAGTTGCATAAGAACCAAAAGTTTGTGAAACAACGTTTTGATCTAATTTCCAATTCATACCGCCTGAATCACGACCCATTAAACCTTTAGTGTATTGAGCAGAGATAGCTGTTTGTGGATTGAAAAGACCTTTTAAGCTGTCAACAATGGTTGCAGATGTAAATGGCTCAACGATACATGATCTGCGGCCATCTCTTGGAGCGCCTTCAGAATCAAGGAACGCTTGACCTGTTAAGTATGTGATTAAGCTTGTTGGAGTTGTGCCTGCTGTGCCAACGATATTAGCTGTGTTGTTTTTAGCAGTTGTAAGACCATCTCTGTCAATCTTATTCGCAATAGCTGCCACAGCTGGTTTAAGAACTCTGTCGCTAAACATATCTAAAGATAATGCTAAGTCTTGAGTTGTAAACTGTGTGTCAACGTGGAATTGTGTTGATAAAGTAACAGGAACTGATGTTTCGTTGAAATCTTCAACGTTTAATGCTGGGCCTGTTGTTCCGATGAAACGACCAGGACGTCTAACGTTTACTGTGTTACCAATTTTTGCGCCTACTACTGCAAATTGGTCGTCATAGTTACGGTCAACTTCTGATGTGAATGTTAATTCATTTTCCAAAACCATCAACGCTTCGTTGGTGATCTTGCTAATGGTTAGTAAATTATTAGCCATGATATTTCCTTATTTTAAGAGTTTAATATCCTGCTACCTAATCTTTCCTGCTTTACGAGATTCACGCCATTGTTGGTAAGTGCCATGGAATTCACCATCTGAGCCTACGCCAACATCGGCAACTGCTGAACTCGTCTTTATAGGACTAATTGGTGCAGGTGCTTTACTGCGTGCAATAGAAGGTTTCGTTTCAGCTTCAGTCTTGGCATCTTTAGGTGTTTCACTAGCCTCAAACTTTGCTTCTAACTTCCCAATTTCTCGAAGGGCGCTAACTGTTGATAGAGTGTTTAACTTTTCTGCTAGCTCAGGATTTTCTGCTAAATGATATAAAATTCTAGGCCCTTGTTCGGACTCTAACATCGCATCTCTTATAGCATCGTTGACAGTTATGTCGGATGCAGAGGCAATCATTTCATCATAGTCAGGCAAATCCGCCTTAACAGTTTCTAATCGCTCATTCCAAGATTTAATAACGCTTTGGCGTTGTTCTTGTTCTTTGCGTTCAGCTTCAGCTTTATCTCTATTCAAAAGGGCATTTTCTGCCGACCATTCAGCTAATGCTTCAGCGTATTCAAACGCATCATTAAACTGACTTGGTGAAGGCTTAACGTTTTCCTCTACAGGTTTTGGTTCAGCTCTTCCTTCTAGCTCTGAAATTCTTTTCTCTAAAGCTTCACGAGCATCACGTTCTTTAGCCGCTTCTTTGCGAGCTTCTTCACGTTGCTTTGTTAGCTCTGAAAATCTCTTTTCAAGCTTGGGGTTTTGTTTCTTCTCTTCTGTTGCTTTTGTTTCTGTTTCTTCAGTTGGCTGTTCACTCTGATCGTTTGCTTCCTCTGTCGGCTCTGCGGATTTTTCTTCTACAGCCTCAACAGGTGCTTCTTCAGCTAAACCCAATCTGTTTGCATAAAACTCTTCTGCGTTGGCAGAAGTTACTACACTTCCTGCTTCTTTTTCTGACATGGATGACTCCAAGATTTTTACCCAATGATTCCATTGGTAGATTGTTGCTTTATACTATATAACTACTTATTAATCAATTGCTATTACTTATCGCTAAAGTTTGTTGGATCTTCTACTTGTTCTCTGTGCATGCTTTCAAAATGATGTGCAGCTTCTTTACGAACAGGAACAGAAAACATTTCATGCCATTTATGATCTTTTGAACCATGTTCTTTATGATATGACTGTGCAGCACGATCAGCATGGTAATTCCATAACTTACGAGCTTTATCTTGATCGTATTCGCCTTTTCCCATTTTCTTTTGAAGATTTTTTACAATAGGTATATGACTTGATTTGTATAAATGTTCGTCATTATCAGCATGAAGCACTAATTCTTTAGCTTCATTACTCATTTTGTCATAATCAGGTTCGTCATAAGATGATTTTTTACCTGATTGTTGTTCCATGTGTTTACGGTCATGTTCCGCTTTTGTTTTTCCTGTTACTAATGCCATTATATTGCCCTTTCAATAGTTTCTGCGTTTGCTAAATTAGCGTTTTTGCCATTCATATTAGCTAGTATAAGCGCTATTTGCGCTTTAAGCATTTCAATTTCAATTTTAGTGCTGTTATCGATGTCCGTATCACGTCTGCTAGTTTCTTCACGCATTTCAGTATCGTTTGCTTTAGCTGTGACATCCATAAGTTTACGTTTAGTTTCTGCATCTTGTTTGACTCCTTCGATGTCTTTACGTTGTTGAATAACCATTTGAAGCTGTTGTATAGCTTGTTGAGCTTGTTGGTTTTGCGCTTGTAATTGTTGTAATTCCATTTGGATTCTTGGTGGAACTTTAGACTTATCATCCACTTTCGCTAATGGGTTGTTTACGGCTAATCGATCAGCAATTGTTTCAGCGCCTGGGAAGTCCATGTTTCTTACTAATAGATCACCAGCTTGTTGAATTAATGTTGGATCGGCTGCAAATAAAGCCATCATAGAATCTACTGCTTCTTGGCGTTTAGAGTTATAACCTGGGCCTGTATCCATAACAACATCATATTCACCTACTGTGACGTCATTAAGAATCTTATCAATACCTTCTTCGTCTTGGCCATATTGATTAATAGTTAAAATTTCAGGTTTGCCATCGTCACCAATGATACGCAATACTCTTTCTCTATCATAAATCTTTGGAACTAGATCAAGAATAATGCGACCTGTTTGACGGATAGAACGAGTTAAGTTGTCATAGTAGTGGAAGTTAGTCATGTCCACTTGTTGTTGTTGGCCTTGTAACGCTTTACCTGAAATATTGCCTTGTGGTAATTGGCTTGGATCAAATATACCTACCACTTGCATTAAGTCAGTAGTCATAGATTGAGCCGCAGCCATAATGCCTGCTGGTGGTGGTTCAGGTTGTAATCTTTGTGGTGGAGGTGCTGGCTGACCATCAATGTCTTTTTGCTTATAACGCAAAACAGGCATAGATTTAATGTTAGCCATTGCCCATTCATTCTCATGGCCTTCGTCTTGACCTTCAGCAAGTAACCATTTAGCTTTAGGTGCTAATGCAACTGACTCGGTAAGAGAAGTTTGCCAAAAGTTATACATTCTTTGTGGGTCTTTAGCCATGCGAACAATACCAAATTTCTTTTTCTTGTTCTCAACCACAGTTTCTTGACCATAAACAGGAACGATAGGAATATATTTACCTGCCCATTCGCCTTCTTCTAATACTTCCATAGCAGTTAATTTGCATACTTTAATCTTCTTCTCAAAAGAATCACGAGATTCAACAATAGTAATGCCTGCTGCGTCTAATACTTCTTGCGGAGGTAAGTCACTTGATTTAACGCTTGAACCGTCTGATAGTAAGTGAACTTTTATAGCTTTTCGTTCTGTGTAAAAGTATTCAGCTAATCTAATATCCTCTTTCATAACCCATTCAGGATTAGTGTCACCTGTTCCTCGCATTGTGAAACCTTGTTCAGTTTCAGCGTTAGGATACATTTTCTTAAAGTTTTCTTTGGATATGACTGTAGTAATTAAAACTGTTTCTGCATCTGAACCGTCAGGCATAACAGAGTTAGGATCAAAGTAAACGGTAAAAGGATTGTCAATAGCTTTAATGTAGATTTCTTGATCGAATGAATCGTCACGCACATAATCTGTAGTAATACGCCAATAACCCCAACCCATTCTAACGGCAAAATCACCAGCTTTGTCATAAGCTTGGTCTGCATCGGAATGATTCTCAATGTGTCGGCATATACCTTGTAAGATTTGTGCCATTCTTGCATCTGATTGGTTATTCATGCCATGCACTTTGATGCGTGGTCTTTGTTGTCGCATTTGATTGGTTAATTGACGGCAGTAAGCGTCAACTTTGTTTACTGTTAGACATGGGCGAGCTTCTAATACTCGGCTGTTTTGGATTTCAACAGGCCATTGATCGCCTGCTGCAAACTTTAAATCTTCTAACGCTTCTGATCTATTCATTTGGTCTGCTTCATTAGCAAACTGTAAGAATTTAATCGCATTAGCTATGCGTGGGTCATTGTCACTTTGTTGTATGCTATCGTCTGCCATGTTTTATCCCATCCAGCTTGCGCCAGGACTATAAGTTAATTTTTGAGCTTTACGTTCTTTTTTGTCTTGGATCATTAAACCTATATAGCGAAATGCGTCAGCGCCATGAGAATATACATCATGGAGTGGATTTCTACTAAATTGACCTGTGTCAACATCTACTTCATATCGGTAATGACGTAAGCATTGTAACCCATCCGCACAATTTTCTCTATCGAAATAGCAACTATTGAATATAGTTCGTGCAGCGTTTATAGAATCAACAACAGGAACTCTCGGTAAAATGTTTGTTTTAAACCCTGCTGCTCTTACTATGTCATTAATAGAACGGCCATTAGACGCAAT